CGCTGACATCGTGCAACGACACAGAGCTAACGCTTAGGGTGTCATTTCGCCCTCAGCCGGAACCGACCCCAATATGGGAAACAAACGTAAACAGGCGCGTCGCGCAGCTCGTCAGGCACTGAAGTCAAAGCCACGCATCCACGGCTACGAAATTGACACAATCATCGTTGACGAGCTGGCTGTCGCCCCTGCTCTGCCACCAAAACCTAAACGCGACAACTCTCCCATCGAAGCGCGAAACGAGGCCCAGGCCCACTATCTTATCTCCCTCGACACCAAATCTCTGACGTTCGCCACTGGCGAAGCCGGTTGCGGCAAAACCTACCTGGCTGCTGCCATCGCAGCGCAGCGTCTTCTGGATAAGGAAGTCGGGAAGATCATCGTGACACGTCCGGTATTGCAAGCAGAAGAAGATCTGGGCTTCCTCCCGGGCGACATGAGCGAGAAGTTTGCCCCGTTCTTTCGGCCCGTCTATGACGTGCTACAGAAGCGATTGGGTGGATCATTCCTTGAATATTGCTTAAAGCCAGAGGTGGCCAAAGTAGAGATTGCCCCCTTCGCTTACATGCGTGGGCGCACGTTCGAGAATGCTGTAGTCATTCTCGATGAGGCGCAAAACGTTACAGCGTCACAAATGAAAATGTTCCTGACCCGTATGGGTGAGAACGTAACCGTCATTGTGAACGGAGATGTGACGCAATGCGACCTGCCAGGCAATGTTAAGTCTGGTCTGGAAGATGCACTGGAGCGTTTTAAACCTTCCTCCCATGTTGGCCTTATTGAGTTTGCGACCGAAGACTGCGTGCGTTCTGAGCTATGCAAAGTCGCACTGGAAGCCTATCAGTAAGGGAAAGCCAATGACCAAAGAGTACCTGCCACACCAGAAACGTGTCATGGATGAACACGAAGAACTGTGTGGCCGCATCAAAGAGCTGGAGGCGTACATTGCCGGCGACGAGTTTGCTCGCCTGCTGTATGTCGACCGCATCATCCTAATTAAGCAACTGGACACGATGAAGGCGTATGACCTGATTCTTCGTGCTCGGATCGCTCGTTTTTAACGTAAGGAAACCAAAATGACCGATATGGATATCGAAAAAGAGATTGTGGCCAAAGGCAAAACGGCCGCGCGTGTTACCCCGGAACGCATTGAAGCTGTAATCTCAGGCGAGTTTTACTTTACCGGCGCGGACGGATATCGCAGCTCACCGTTGTGGCTGAAGCAGGAAGAGCCTGAACCGGCCCCGCAATCACTCGAACTGCTGACATTCTGCGTTCTTGTGCTGGAGAACGGCTTTACCGTAACCGGCGAGTCTGCGTGCGCCAGCCCGGAGAACTTTGACCCGGAGATCGGGCGTAAAATTGCACGCCACAACGCGATTGCCAAAATCTGGCCCCTGGAAGGCTATCTTCTCAAGCAGCAGCTGCACGAGGTGAAGTGATGAAGGTCGTTATCTACGGACGGGATAATTGCTCATACTGCAAACGTGCGGTCGAGCTGGCGAAGCAGCTGCACGGCCACGGCTTTGGTGATTACGAATACATCGATATTGTGTCTGCTGGGATCGACAAAGAGAAGTTAAGCGACCTGGTTGGCAAGCCGGTGGAAACCATACCGCAGGTGTTCGTAAATGGTGAACCTATCGGCGGCTATACAGAATTTGCTGCTTTTGCGAGCACTCTGTAATACAATACGGCTCCTTTTGGGGCCGTTTATTATTTGTCGCTTTCATCAACACAGCGTACACTTAGTTACGAGCCATTGAGTAGTTAAGAGGTTTTATGCGTTTAGAAAATTGCCTGGAAGATATGAGTGTCATTAGCAATGCCCTTGCTACTGTGACCTCTAACGCTTCGCGCTTTTCAAATGCAAAGCCTAAAGCTAAATCTGGGCGTGTCTTTATTGAGCCGCTTGGATATCGACGCTTCCGTGGCACGGTGAAGCACTCTGCAAAATTCGCAGGATTCAAAGAACAAACCTATGTGAGAACCGCAGGTATCCCTGTTCAGGAGAACAGCGATGCCACACAGCTGGCAGAGATCGAAAGCAAGCTCGCAGAATTGACGGCGAAACACGTTCGCCTGGCTAATGCCATCTCTGGATGGAAAGCGGAAAAGATTCGCAGCAGCTTCGGTGAAAGCCGTTACGAAGAACTGAAGAACGTTGACCTGACCATTCGTGGTTTGGAGGGATTCGTTAACAAGTTGATTCGTGACTCTGAGCAACCTCATCCATACTTGAAGCGCCTGAGCGATTCTGTAACTGAGTATCGTTTGGCTATCTCTGATCTGCTATTGATTTTAAATCAGTGTTTTAACGACGTAGACGTCATCGAATCGCAGACTGGCCTCATTGATGAGGACGTCTTCGCCAACTTCTCATTCCATTGAGGTTGAACGATGAAGGTCACATGGAACAGTGATAGTTACGCCCAATTTTTACAGCCGACCTTCGATATAAAGCCTGACTTAAAGATCACGTTACTCCACGATTTCACGTCGCTTAAACAAGGCATGTACCCAGCCGTATTCGGCAAAGATGGCCCGTATACGGCTCCGGGTGCTATCGTGTCCTCCCGCGTTTATCACGTTCATCTCTTGTTCACGAAGCAAGAACGAACCAGCAGCCGCAACAGATTCAATTGCACAAGCGACCGCGCACTCGTTTACAGTCAACATGCACATTTCCAAGATGTGTATAGCCTATTGGCAATCTTCCCTAACAACGCACATCAGTATGCGAAAGATCCAAAAATTATGGCCGATATCGCTGCATACGCCGCTGCATTTCAAGCGCTCACTAATCCGTGACCAATCACGCTAATAAAACCTCAGAATTTAAATTTCCGCCCTTAAATGATTCCATACCTATTAAGTATGGAATCATTGTACAAAACAGGCTATTTTATGGTTGATCATACAAAAACTTATGCCTAATATACTGTTTATACATACAGTAAAAAGGGCTTCACTCAGTGAGTGGACGATGAAAAACACCTTTGATAAAGCACGCGCAGCAGAAAACACCTCTCGGGAAGCCATCGAGTACCTCGAACGCGCTTCCGGTTTGTCGGCAGTGTCGACCGCCAAATTCGACGGAGACATGTCGTTTTCTTCCGCCTTCATGTTATTCACTCGCTTATCTTTACTGATAACGAGACGTCGACCTGAAATAGCCGTTCATTGTGTTTTGATACATGTAATGCCGCATATCTCTGATGTAAAGGTAAGTGATATAAGTAGGGTCATGGTCAACCAGCTGGTGAACCCGCTGATACTGGAAGGCAAGATCGTCCAGGGCAGACGTGTGTTCTCCCTGATGAAACAGTTCCTGAGCTGGTGCGCCTTTCAGGGGCTGACTGATACATCACCGTTGAATGATATGTCGCTCAACAGAGTTGCCGGTGGCGCAAAGCCAGTACCGCGCGAACGTAAGCTGACCGACGCCGAGGTCTGGGTATTCTGGAACGTCTGGGATTACTTCAATGTGTGCGAAGGCACAAAGTGGGCGGCCAGGCTCTGTCTTGTTGCTGCCAGACGACCCGATGAAGTGCTCCGGGCCAGAAAGGATGAGTTCAACCTTCAACGTGATGTATGGAATCAAGGTACGCGAAACAAATCAGCCAGACAGCACGCGCTGCCGTTAAGCCCATTGATGCGTCAATGCGTGGAAGAGTTGTTCGAGTACGGGAAAGGCAGCCAGTGGCTCGTTCCTTCGAATAAGAAGAAGGGCGTGGATACGCCAATGTCTAAGGTGGCCATCGCCCAGGCACTGAGAAGGATACTAGAACGACCTGAGTTGATGGAGGTTGAGTCATTTACTCCACGCGACCTGAGACGTACAGCGCGTAGTTATTTCCCCGCGCTGGGGATCAATCAGGAAGTTGCTCGTAAGATTATGAACCACAGCCTTGAAGGGATAGATCGCGTCTATGATCGCCACGATTATATGGATGAGATGCGAGACGCCTTGAACAATTTCTCAGCGTACATCGCATCTATCGTTAATCAAACAGACTTAGACGAGATAGACCACAAATTCAAGGGAGATCGTCTAGCCACCGAGCTTATTCGTGTAAATTTCTCACAGTGACTTGATGGCCTCGACCACCTTTTCTGATGCGCCCTGCTGACCGTTAAAACGGTTACGGAACGCTTCTAGAACAAGTTTTTCATCAGCGGAGAGAGGCGCAGTTCCCTCTTCGCGAAAAAATTCGAGTAACTCAGGGTGGCGTTCTTCCAGAACCATCAGCATCAGTCGAACCGGGTCTGCATCCAGCGCTTTAGCTAAAGCTCGAACTTTATCTACCGGCAGAGGGATTTTGCCACTTTTAATGAGGGAGAGGTTGTTGGCGTTCTTGTACCCAACCTCTTTGGCAATGGTGGCCTGACTTTTAGGCGAGATTGTGATTAACGAGTCAATGTAAGCTGCGTAGCGACCTTGTTTGATCTCTGTTTCGTTGGTAGCCATGTAGTGAACCTTGCGTGTTTTGTTTATCTCTGGTAAGTGCTTACTGATATTACAGCAAAGGCCAGGGTTGTAAAGACTTATCTATTTAATTTCGATAGGTACTAAGTCCCTGGAACACCGCTATTATACTATGTTTTTTAGGCAATTTGTCACTATTAGCTTACAGACAAAAGTAAGACGTATCTGATATAGACGCATTCCATATTGATACAATAGGTAGTAGTATTGCCAAACTTTCAAATGTGTTCAGTTGGATGATATGAAATGAAAAATATAACTTCTAAATTGACCGCCCTTGAGGTTGGACACGCGTATGCGATTGGACTGGATGGCGTGGCGACGATCCTGACGGAATTGGAATCCGAAGAGCTTCCCGTGGAGATGGTTGATACGACGGTTTTCACTTTTGAGCTAAAAAATAAACATTTCACTCTCATCAATACTGGTTGCGGCTCTCTTGCCGTGAGAACCATTTAAAACACATTCCTGCCGATAGAAGCCTGTACGAACAGCTTAGTCGCCTGTTCGTACAGTGATAAATTACGCACATCAGAAAACAAATTGTTTTAATAACAAGGAAAATCTCATGCCCAAAGCCATGACCAGATCTGTGCTGAAAGAGGTACAGGACTTCCGCGACTGCGTAAAACGAGTTGTAGCGATGCTTTCAGGTAAACAGATACCTGTTGCAGAGCGAGGCAATGAAGCATATGTCCGCTACAACCGGCGCGGCGAACCAGTGCTGGTAAATATCCCATCTATACCTGACGACGCATCGCCAACCCTCATGAACGCAGTGCGTGGTTTTCTCGACCATGAGGTAGCCCATATCCTCTTTACTGATCCGAAAGTCGCAATGAAGATGCGCGAGAAAGGAAAGGCTCCGTCTACCGGCCTTTGGAACGCGCTGGAAGACGTTTTTATTGAACGCAGAATGGGACAGGTATTCAACGGAACTCGTCGCAATTTGCTGGCCACACAGAACCTGGTGATCGACAAATACTTCAAGGGCAAAGTGTCTGAGGCGGTTTCAATCTGCCACGGCAACCAGCGTGAATTGTTCCTGAAATTCTTCCTTTGCCCGGTCGTCCGCGCCTGGGATGGCCAAAGCCCTTTCATCGACTTTATGGAAGTACACTGGCACCTCATCGATAAGCCTGTAGCCTTGCTCAAAGAGCATGGGATCGACGTGGCCGTTCGCAATATGTCGAACACAGAAGACTGTGTGAAGGTCGCAGCTGCTATCGCCCAAATCATGCAGGATATGAAAGACAAGCCAGAGGGCAAATTACCAGAGCTGAAATCGTCTGCTAGGAAGCCGTCGAAGAGTGAGGACGAGTCAGAGGAAACCCCAGAAGCCGGTGATGAACCGACTCATAGTGAATCAGCACCAAAGCGTACCAAAGGCGAAGACGACGACAAGGAAGAACAAGAAGATGATGCCTCAGAAGAGGAAGAGTCTGGGGATTCTGATTTGCCTGAATCAGTAGATATGGACTTACCTACAGAAGATAAAGAAATTAGTGATACAGAAAGTAAATATACAGAAGCAGGCGAAGAGGAATCAGGAGACACCCCAGAATCCGATGATGCCGGCATGAAATCAGGTGATTCTGATGACGAAGGTAGTAGTGATGACACTGGCTCTCCAACGCTTGGTGATGGCATTCGCGAAGACGCCGATGACTCCGATGGTTATGGCTCTGGCGCCGATGGCGATGGTGATGACGGCGAAGACTCTGATGCTGGTCACGGGGAGTCCGAAGGAGAAGGAGAAGAGGAAGATGACGCAGCCGATCACACAGACGGCGAAGGCAAAGAAAATGAAGATGCCGCGGAAGCGCCTGAAGACAGTGAGTCAGGTTTTGTTCCCGCTCCGGATGAAATGACTCTGGAGGAAGCACTCAAGGCGCTCGACGAGATGGAAGACGGAACAGGCGAAATGACCGAAGACGCGCTGTCGGCCACCATCAGCAAAGAGCTTATGAGTACCTCACTTTCTGAGTATCGCCCATACGATCGTTCATACGACTTTATCGGGTTGATTGATGAGGCTGAAGAGCATGTAAAGCGCACCAGAAAGACGTTCGGCGCAATCCCAATGCACTCACCGGTCGATCGCTACCGCATGGTTCCGGAAGGCAGAAAGCTCTTTGAACTGAAAATCGAAAAACATCTGTCAGCAGGCGTTTCTTCGACTCTGGCCAAAGACCTGGAGCGAGCTATCGCCAGCCGCAACCGAGTTCAGTTTATCCCAGGCCAGAGACGTGGGCGGATACATGGCGCGAACCTGTATCGTCTGGCAATGAACGACGACCGCGTATTCCGCAAGAAAGAAGACCACAGAGCCGTGAACGCGTGCGTCCAGCAGGTGATCGACTTGTCCGGCTCAATGGGCGGCAGGAAGATTCAACTGGCACTCGCCAGCGCCTACACCATTGCGGATGCTCTGGATCGTATCAATGTGCCTAACATCATCACCGGCTTTACCACGTTTGGTAGTCCGGATTATGAAACCATGTCGAAGCGCGGGTTTACTCGTTTCGAGGCGCTAATGCTGCCCATTATCAAAAACTGGAATGAGAAAGCTAACTCTCCAGAGATCCGCGCCCGCATGGGCTGCGTGTGTGAGACGTTCCCCCTGCTCAATAACGTCGATGGTGAGAGCGTCGCGCAGCTGGCGACTCTGTTTGCAGGGCGAATGGAGGACAAGAAGATCATGCTGGTTATGAGCGACGGGGCGCCATGTGCTGCAGGCGATGGGTTCCATCAGCATTTGCGAACCGTCACCAAAGAAATTGAGACGTTGAGTGACATCGATTTGATGGCTATCGGCGTTCTGACTGACGCACCACGGCGTTACTACAAAAATTACGCACTGGTAAACAGCGTAGAAGAGTTAGGGCCGTCAGTCGTCACTGAGCTATCTCGTATCATTCTTGGGTAATTGTTTTACCCGTAAAAATAAGTAATCACTTACTATACAGCCTAATATGTTTATATAAGATATACCCCACGAACGACAAACAGTAAGGAAAAACACATGACCGCTACTGCACTACAGCAAGAAGAACATTTGCCGGAAGCCATCGTCTGCAAGTGGTGTGGCAAATCCTTTCATTACCTGAAATCCCATATCTCTATGGGCCGCTGCGAGAACATTCCTGAGTCCGCGAAAGGTATAGACGTGGACGAGGTGGTGAAAATGTACACCACTGCGTTTCCGGATGAACCAACGATCTCTCGCACGGCACTGGCCAAACTCAATGAGAAGCGTGCCGAAAAGCATTCAGGTGAAGGAAAAGTGGCGGACATTAGCGCACATCCGGGCTACGCAGGAACGGTCGAATACAAGACCGAACTGGTGGCCGCGCACGAGCTGCTTGGCGTAACGATCAAAGAGCTGGGAACGCCACGCGGAAAACCACTACAGGTGACAGTCAACGTCAACACGCCATATCCGGAGTTCGTACCGGAAGCGAAGAAGAACTATGTGTATGGCGACTTCGACCTGATTAAAGACATCTTCATGATGCTGGAAATCGGAATCCCAGGCTATCTCTGGGGTCATGCAGGAACCGGTAAATCTTCTCTTCCTACGCAGCTATGCGCTCTGCTGAATCGACCACTGATCCGCGCCCAGCATACGGCGTCTATGGAAGAAGCACACGTTACAGGCCAGATCCTCGCTCGCGATGGCTCCACCTACTTCGAGCCGGGTTTGCTGGCGCTGGCGATGAAAAATGGCTGGGTGTACCTCGCTGATGAATATGACTTTGCGTTCCCGCAGATTCTGGGTGTGTACCAGCCAGTTCTTGAAGGAGAGCCGCTGATCATCAAAGAGGCAACTCCGGACTGGCGCCGTATCACTCCGCATAAACGCTTTGCCTTCATTGGCACTGGCAACACTAACGGCTCTGGCGACGAAACGGGTCTCTATCAAGGAACGAACATCCAGAACGCGGCGAACTTCTCGCGCTTCGGCATTGTTTCGAACGTGAAGTACATGAGCACTAAGGCTGAAGTCAACATGCTGGCTGAGGCTGGCGTCATCCGCGAATACGCCGAGAAGATGGTGAAATTCGCGAACCTTGTCCGTGAAGGTTATGAACAGCATCTGATCAGCCAGCCAATCGGCCCTCGCGAGCTGCTGCTGTCCGCAAAAATCGGAATGATGCGCGGTGATTTCTCTGCCGGCATCGAAAAGTCGTTTATCAATAAACTTCCATCCACGTCTGCACAGGCAGCGCGTGAAGTGGTTCAGAAGATCTTCGGTTAATCGTGCGTAAAGGATGTTTCGGCTCTCTTATCGCAGCGTCTGAAACTGGCCGGGCTTGTCTGGCGTGTCCGGATAGGCCCGAGTGCCACCAGTCAGCCAAAGAGGTTGCGATTTCGATGTATGGGAAGTTCGTTGGCTTCCCCAATGACAAAATCAAGAAAACCAGAAAGGTAAAAACACATGAAGGCTCTGATGGTCAGAACTGACTTCTCCCTGGGAGAGTCGGCTCTAAAAGCAGAAAACGCGGTGAAAATCGCGAGAGACGCTGGCTACACCGCTGTCATTTCCGCTGACAGCATGAACATTGCCAGTGTGATCCCCCTGCAACGTGCCGCTGGCGACGACATGGCGGTTATTTGTGGCGTTAAGCTGAATGTTGTCGACGATCCGACATACGAGCACCGCGCCCGCCTTGCGAAAGAGTCAGGGGGATGTATGGAATCATTGGTACGTGATCGCAGCTACTGCTTCACGGCACTGATAAAGAATGAGCAAGGTTATCGCGACGTGTGCGAACTGATGACCTTAGCCAACAAGCGCGAGCAATTCTACTTTGTCCCGCGTCTGGCGCTTGACCAGCTGGCGGCCGCATATGCCAAAGGCAACATAATCCTGCTGACGTCTGACATTGGCAGTGTATTCCAGCGCCGGGACTTCGCAAAGATTATCGGGACGCTGGTGACAGCTGGAGGACGCGATAACTTCTACAGCGTGGTTTATCCGCACCCTACCCCATTCTACGACCAGATTAACGTCCGGGCGATGAAAGTGGCGAGCGCACTGAAAATAGAGCCAGTGGCGTTCTATCCCGCTTATTACGAAGCGGTCGACGACGCTGACATTAAAGACATTGCGCACATGGTTACGAACAACATCAAAATCGACCAGCCGCATCGTCTGCGTATTCCCCACCAGCGAGATAACGCCGTTAATGGTCGCCGCCATCTCCTTGAAGCGCTGAAAGCCTTCTCCGTTCGAATGGATGTGCCGGTAACAGCTGCAATGGCCTCAACAACGCAGGACACCATTATTGAAGCCTGCACATGGCGCTGGCATGAATTGCCACCAGCACTGCCCAAGATGGCAGACGACGAGCCTGCAACGCTGATGAAGCTGGCTGTCGCGGGGCTGCGCAAGCGTCTTACTACCAAAGAGTTTGGCTACACACCACCGGCTTCTGAGCACCGTGTGTATGTTGATCGCCTGAAGTACGAAATGGACACACTGACCCGTCTGGGCTTCTGTGGCTACTTCCTGATGGTGCGCGACCTGATGAATCACAGCCGTGAAACTGGCATTCCTGTCGGGCCAGGTCGTGGTTCCTCTGCCGGTTCTCTGGTGGCGTGGTGCATCGGCATAACCAACGTCGATCCTATCCGTCACGGTCTTCTGTTTGAGCGTTTCATCAACCCTGAACGTCTCGACTTACCGGATGCGGATCTGGACTTCAGCCAGGCACGTCGTCATGAGGTGATCGAGTATCTGAATGAACGCTATGGCGAAGATTACGTTGCCGGTATTCCGAACTTCACCTATCTGGGCGCTGCTTCGGCGCTGCGTGACACTGCGCGTATTTACGGTGTCGACGCTGCGGATATGGCGGTATCCAAAGAGTTCAAGAATCTGGAGGACGATAGCCTGTCGCTGGAAGAGCTGCGCGAGCAACTGGCCAGCCTGGACAAATACGCCACGAAAAACCCGGAAGCGTTCAAAGCGGCGTGTAAGCTGCAAAACCTGATGCGTGGTTTTGGTCGTCACGCTGCGGGGATGATCGTCGCTGGCGTTCCACTGGTAGAGCGCACGCCCGTCGAGCTGCGTGGCAATGCTCGCTGTATTGCATTCGATAAACGTTACTGCGAGGCAATGGGGTTGATTAAGCTGGACGTTCTCGGTCTAGCAACGCTCGATCTGCTGGATAGCGCGAAACGCTACATCAAAGAGAGTACCGGGGAAGACATCAATCTCGATGCTATCCCACTGGACGATCGCAAGGTTCTGGATGGGTTCGCTGCAGGGTACACGCAGGGCGTATTCCAGCTGGAGTCCGGCCCCATGCGCAAGCTGCTTAAAGATCTGGGCGGTGGCATTGAGCCAATGAGCTTCAAAACCGTTGTCGCCACAACCGCACTCTTCCGACCTGGCCCGATTCAATCCGGCATGTTGGACGACTATGTCTCCGTAGCCAAAGGCTTCATGGCTCCACATTCAATTCATCCGCGTCTTGAGGAAGCAACTAAAGAAACCAACGGCGTTTTACTCTATCAAGAGCAGATCATGAAAAGCTCTCGCGTACTCGCTGGATTCTCTATGGCTGAGGCTGACGCTCTGCGTTCCGCTATCGGTAAAAAGAACATGGATAAGATGAAAGCGATCGGCAGCGATTTTGTAGAACGAGCGCAAGCAGGTTGGGTGACACTGTCACTTGAAAACGGAAGCACAGTAGAAGTCCACAAAAAGGCCAAGCTGATGTGCTCTGACGGCAAACGCAGAACCTATGACGAAGCGATTGGTGATAACGCTGATATTGTTGATTTTGGAGTTTGACGGTGGAAGAAATTTGGAAATCCATTCCTGAGTTTGAAGGTTATTACGAAGCATCCAGTTTAGGTCGCATTCGCTCTTTAGATGTTATACGAACAGCCCCCAATGGGGGCGAATGGGTGAAGAAGGGGCAAATCCTCAAACCTCGCGTAATCAATGATTTTGGACATCTGGGCGTGAAACTAAGCGTCAACGGCGTCAAATGCGACCGCACAGTTCATTATCTGGTAGCAACTGCATTCCACGGAGAACGACCAGAAGGCTTACTTATTCGTCATCTTGACGGAAGACCATCAAACAATGCGCCCTCCAATCTCGCGTATGGCACTCAAGTCGACAACATGGCTGACGCCATTGCACACGATACCGTTGAGTTTGGTGAGAGGCGCTACAACGCCAAGCTAACCAACGAAGTCGTCATTGCTATTCGCATTAAAAAGTCAGAAGGCGCTCTGAACAAAGACCTCGCGGCCGAATATGGTTTAACTGAGCTTTACATTCACCATATCGTCACCGGGAAGAAATGGGCACGAGTTGGTGGGCCGATCGTTGTCTCAAGAGCATCCAAAAAACTGGATGCTGAAGCAAGAGCTGAGGTGGTCGCCTTGCGCAAGGCTGGCGCAACCTATGAAAAGTTGCGAGAAAAATTCGGCATCTCTAACACTCAAATCGCAAATATCTTAAAAAAAGCTAGCGTTTGAAGCTAATGACGGGAAAAACACATGAAAATTGCCAAAGTTATTTCCGAGCAGGAAGGTCTTAGCCCTGAGAAAGCCCAAGAAATATGGGACGCCCTTGAGAAGTTCGGTGGATATGCCTTCAACAAATCACACTCCGTTGCCTACTCGCTGATCAGCTATCAGTCTATGTGGTTAAAGACACATTACCCTGCTGAGTTCTTCGCTGCTGCTCTCACCATTCTGGGCGAGGATAAGCACCAGGGGCTGGTTAAGGATGCGCTGACCTATGGCATTCGCGTATTGCCACCAGACGTTAACGTGTCATCTAACCGAATTGAGATCCGCACGCTGGAAGACGGCAGCCAGGTTCTGTATGCGCCATTCTCTGCTGTGAAAGGCTGCTCTGAGAATGGTTGCCAGGCCATCATGAGAGCGCGTGAGAAAGTTGGCGGCAAATTCGAGTCACTTGAGCAATTTGAGGAAGCGGTCGAGAAGCGTGCGTGTAACAGCCGAGTACGCGAGTCACTGCAAAAAGTAGGTGCGTTCGCATCGATTGAGCCTGGCAGTCTGCCAGCGACAGATCCGGAACGACTGCGCGACCAGGCAGAGTTGATGGGCAATCTGGTGATCGACGCTGTAAAAGCCTCTCGACCGTTCGAGATGAACCCTAAGCGCTCTGCTGAAGTGAATGTACTGATGACTCGCATGGCGGCTGAAATGGGTCTGGGAGACGACCTGATCCGCCCAAGCATTGGCATTAAGCCGAAAATCATGGTCATTCTGGACAACGCGAACGGCAATGATGGGCGTACCGGCTACTTCATGGAGAATGGCTACGACGACTTCAAGGCGAAGTTGCTTACTGCAGGCGATTTGCGCATGGGCGATCTCTACGTCACCGGCGTGTGCAAAAAGGTGAAGGACAAAGAGAAGGACTACACCAAAGACGAGATCGGTCAGTTCACCGACTTTATGCGTGAAGAGATCAATCTGGTGCGTCCGACCTATGTGTTGACGTGTGGCAGCCGGGCGACGTCACTCTTCAACAACAAGAGCAAACCATCCGACCTGGTTGGACGCAAAGAGTATCTGCCAGAGCTGGATGTGACCGTTTTCTACGGATTTAACCCGAACATTTTGTACTTTCGCCCAGAGGAAGGCGAAAAGCTGGAAGCAATTCTGGCAGAAGTAGCGGAGACTATTAGCAAATGAATAAAGAGAACACCATGAACGAGGCACAGAAGATTGCACAAGCGCTGGCGGCTATCCCCGCGGATTTTCAGGATAAAGCAGTTGCGGCCACCATGCGGTCGCAGTTCTGGGAAATCATCGACTGCCCGGTCACGTTAGATCTGGCGCTGGCGTTCGCCGGGCTGGATGGCGCCGATAAAGTCAGTCGTCTGCGTAAATGTGCCAGAGCGCTGGCGCTTAAAACGCAAGATCCGAAGGCGTGCCAGTATCTGCTGGAGATCTACGAATCAGATAACCCAGAGGAACAGCTGGAGGCATTCAAAGTATTCCGCAATCGGCTGGTACTGAAGGTGGCCAAAGAATTTATGGAAGTTAACAAATTTGGCGATGTGAGACAGTACAGGCTGAAGCGCCAGATAAGAGTCACTCTATCCAACATTTTTGGTAAGAAAGTCGCATAAAGCAAAAACCCGCCAAATGGCGGGTTATATGATCTAAATTATTCCGGTTTGAAGCCTTTGAACCGAACGAATACTGCGCACAAATCTGTCGGCAAAATAATCCCTCCCTCAAACCCGCCATTGTTTTTCCCCAACCCAGCATTAACAAATGAGAGTAAAAGCGCTTCATCTGATATTTGATGGTGGTTATTTTCATCGTATTTGGAAAAAGTATCTAACTCATCAATCTCAAAGGAAGGGATACGTTCAAGCGCAACCATTAAGCGACGTAATGTAATAAAATCAATGTACTCAAACGCAAACGCTTTCAAGAATGCTGCTGCAATTTCTGGCTTATTTTCACTCTCCATGCGGTCAATGATTTCAATCAGTCTATCGCCGGCCTTACCCGCAAATTTGTCATTTTCATTCAACCGATTGGCCATATTTATTCGTGTAGCATCGTCTAGATCGGCGAAGCCAGAGATGAAACGAATTAACTTTTCCGTAAACCGACGATCATGCACTGAGCTAACCGTCTTGAAAATTCCAACGAGAGTATTGAGTAAAGGAATCGACTCAAGCGTTCCCGATTCAAGGGCAGAGTCAATAGCTATCTCACCGTATTCCTTGAACAGATCGGTTACATCATCAGATTTTATAACCTCAACCAATGCACTACCACGTTTGGAGTCTTGGGCCATAATTCCTCAATTGCACATCGTTATTAATATAAAATGGAGGGGCAGTAAGACCAAACGAGTAAGGACTATGAAATAGTTTTACGTCGACGTTCGATTAGTGCTGCCGCTATTGACTCAACTTCTTGAAAATCTTTTGAAGCGCTTGCACGTAAGGCAAGGTTCCATTTACTCAGCACACGAGCGTTATTTACCAAGTTGCTGTCTTCTTTTAATCGACCGTTCTTTAGTAACCATTCGGCTACATCAGCCCAATCCCAGAGTGGGGATTGGCCTTTAATGCGTTGGACTGGGCAAGGGAAGTCGCCGCTACCGCGAGTGCCATCTTTCAACATTGCAATCGCCTGTCGGGACATTTCTGTAATTTCTGCAATGTCGCTCAGGCCAACAAGAGCAGAGTCGACAGATTCAACAATAGCGCCGATACCGGCTGATTCGATATTGTCAATCGCTGATGCAATAGCAGCATCCAGCGATTCGGCTTCGCGGTCGAACTCAACATAGACGGAGTTTCCATATGCGCAAATCAGCGCATCGTCACAGCCGCTTTCGTACAGCGCGTCTTCCAGTCCTTCGGTCTTATTTATTCGGTAAGGAGTTGTTGTAGCAACTCCTTACCGGGCAAAATCAATCGCAGCGTTTAACCATACGAATGATTTGCTTGGCATGGTTTTCAGCACTTTTCGGCGTTGACCATACACTCATTTGGTGATCTCGGTGTTCACCTTCTGGATTGCCACAGCGCAATTTGCAAAAACAGTGTGCAGAATCGCCTGGTGGAACCCAAACCCAGCCTTGAGTTACAGCATATTCAATGGCCGCTTGAATGTGCTTATTAGGATGCGTCTTCAGATACAATTTATCTCCGGCATATTATATGTTCGATGTTGACAACTGTCAACGGCGAGTAAACTCAATCCGTCCGTATCTCCACCACATTGTCGTACGCTGTCTACGGCCAGCTTTTAACGGGGCATAGAGTACCAGAACCGCCTGATTTTTCACTGGCTTACCTATCTCATAACCTCCATTTCATCGTGTCATAATCTCCAATGCCTGTTTCCATTATGATAAAATTGATACATATAAATAAGCAGGCAATTAACACTATGAGCACCGATATCTACGAAAAAATCATGTCCGATCTTGAGTTCGATCGCGACAATCTGGAGGAAGTCTGGCGTCAGCAGCCGCGTCTTTTGATGGAGTACGGCTCTAAGCTGGCGCGGGCAGAACGCGAGGTCGCGGATGCAAAACTCTCCCTCGATGCGATTGAGGCAAAAATCTACGATAATGAGCGTAAGAACCTGAGTATGAACGGCATTAAGTTCAATGAATCCGTACTGGAGGCGAAGGTAAGAACCAACCCGCAATACCTCGCAAAGCGCCAGAAACTCGACGATGCCCGGCACATTGCAGATCTGTACAAGCACGCTGTGGCCGCCTTCTCTCACCGCCGCGACATGATTGTCCAGGCGTCCAAAATGGCTATCGTGGAGATTGAACGTTTGGGCGCCGAACGTTTCCACTCTTCCCGTTAATTTATGCTAGATAGTAAGTAAGTACTGATCTATCATTCTTCTCGCTCGAAAGAGCCACGAATAAACGAACGCCCAACGCGCATAGCGCCAATGGCCACAATCACAACAAGGAGAAATACATGTCTAAGTCATTACTTGATCTGCTTAACAAGACCCGTGGCGATATTGCTTCTAAACGTGGCAATAACGTTGATTTGACCCGTCTGAAAGACGGCAATAACTATCTGCGCATTTTTCCGAACAGCGTGTTCTTCCAGACTTTCGGTATGCACTACGTTAAGCATCAGAATGAGGAAGGCAAAGATGTAACCACCGCCTACATCTGCGAACAGCATACCCACGGCCACGCTTGCCAGCTGTGTGAGATGGTTATGGAAGGTCGTGCTCGCTTTAAGGGCAACAAAGCGATGGAAGAGCGCATTAACAGTATGCGTGCTACACCGCGTTATCTGGTCAACGGTGTTCTGTCTGCGCGTGAAGACTTTGCGGACGCAGAGAAATGCCAGCTGATTGAGCTACCGTCTACGGTCTTCGACGATATCTGCAAAGTGATGTCCGAAGATATTGCGGATGATATCGGCAACCCACTGAGCAAAGAAGAAGGCTATGCGTTCCTGATTAAGCGTACCGGTTCCGGTCGTGACACCAAGTACGACGTATCTCCGAAACGTAAAGTCTACAAAGGCGACATTCCTGAGAAGCTCTGGACTACCCAACACGATCTAATCGCATACGCGAACCAGGCTGACGAAACCCGTCTGCTGTCTACAGCTCGCACTATGGGTCGTCTGATTGGTATCGCGGCTCCGGCAGCAACAATGTCGTCTCCGGCCATTTCTTCCGCTGCAAAATCAGCCGCTGCTGAACTGCCTGGCTTTGGCTCTATCACTGGTCATACGGAAGGTGCAGCTGCTGTCGCTACAGCACACACTCCGGCTCCAGAGTCCACCAGCCTGGTTGATGAAGAGATCCTGCGGGCCGCTGAAGCTGAGTTCAAACCGGAAACTAAACCGGAAGAAGTTAAAGCGCCGGAAGCCGCCGCAGCTGCAAGTGCTTCAGCATCTGCTGCCGCTGCATCTGCACCAACTGACGAAGGTCTCGACGACCTGCTGGCTGAACTGGACGCTCTGTAATCCCATAACGTGACCAGTAAGGCGTCTACGGACGCCTTACTTTTTGGAAGGAGTGTACCGGTGAATTATCTCTTTGTGGACGGTAACAGCCTGGGCTATTACCACCAGCAATCCGACAAATTACACAACGGCGAGATGGAAGTTCAGTCGGCTTTTGGCTTCGTAAAGAACGTTCGTCGTTACGCCTCAATTCTCCATGCCCGCCCAATGATCTTGTGGGATGGATTCAGCGACAAACGTCGCGACTTCTACCCGGAGTATAAAGCGAATCGCGATAACGACCCGGATATGAAGAAGATGAAAGAAGGCTTTGCCATCCAGAAGCCGTACATCTTGAAAATGATGACCGCGCTGGGCGTTAACCAACTCATTGCAAAGGACGCAGAAGCGGACGACCTGGCTGGAATGCTGGTCTCTCGCCTGGCTCCGCAGCCGACTGTCGATCACATCTACCTGCTGACGGGCGATGGCGACTGGCTCCAGTTGGTTCGCGAGAATGTGAGCTGGGTAAGCCTGCGTGAAGATGCCAAGCACAAGCAGGTGAACTTCGAACAGTTTGCAGAGCTGACAGGTCTGCCAACACCACGCGCGTTTCTGGAAGCGAAAGCGTTGCAGGGCGATAACTCGGACAACATCAAAGGCGTCGGCGGCATTGGTGATGGTGGCGCGAAAGAGCTGCTTCATGAGTGGGGAAGCGTGGCCGCAATGGTACGCGGCATTAACGACGGCTCCATTGTCATCAATAAGGGTCGCTATAAGACGGCATTCAACAAGCTGGCAAAGAACGCCTTCAACGAGAAGACGGGCTGCCGGATGCTCGAAGCCTTTAAGCGCAACATGATGCTGATGAACCTTATCGACACAAAATTCCCACCCAGCGAAATCGAGTCGATTAAAGGCGCACGCGACATGAATGCCTTCGAACAGATGTGTTACGAGCTGAATTTCCGGTCGTTTCTGGAAGATCTGGAAGTGTTTGTTCTGCCATTTGAGAGGTACTGCTGATGCTGAAGTCCATCATTAATGGCGGGGCAACTACGCCAACCATGCTGGCTAAAGAGATTGTCTTCTGCCCCCGCGAGCACGCTGTGGTGGCGCTGCCGAACATTCTGGGCGCTGCTGGCATTTCTGCAACTGAGCGCGAGTTCGCGCTGGTCAGCGAGCAGGTCGTGAAGATCATCGCTCGCGTCGCCAAACACCTGAACCACGACGCAATCAAGTTTGACGAAGCCGCTGCTTCGAAGCGAATCAACGAATCAAAAGGAGCCTAATCATGGCAAAAGGCAAATCCGCACTGGCACTGGCGCTGAAAAAGAAAATCGGCAGCAATGACGAGATCCAGAAGGTCTCCCACTGGATTGACTCCGGTTTCCCTCCACTAAACAAAGCCATTTCCGGACGTTACGACGGTGGTTTTCCGTGTGGACGTATCGTTGAAGTCTTCGGGCCACCAAGCGCGGGGAAATGTGTTACCGCAGACACCATGCTGCTGACGGAGCGTGGAATGGTAACAGTGAAAGAACTGTTTGAGATTGAGGGGCACAAAGCAACATGCACTACTCGCGATGTAGAGCATAACGTTGGACTCATCAATGAAAATGGCGTGATAGAGAAGACCTCACACCTGACATGGAACAACCGTCGCAAATTCAAGCGCATTAAGCTGGCATCAGGGGGTTACATCGAGGCTACGTTCCGTCACCCAATTCGTGTGGTTGACGACTTAGGCAATATCGTCTGGCGGTATGCTGAAAAAATCAGTGTAGGCGACACGATTCCTTCAATGGTTGGCACACATCAATTCGGCGATCAGCACTTGGATGCCAATATCGCAAAACTGATGGGCTATTTAATTGCTGACGGATACGTGGCCGCTGAAAATTCTGTGCATTTTTCTAACACAGATCCATTCATCAAGGATGAGTACTACCGCCTCATTTCGCTGGTATCAGACAAGATGCCAGTTACGAGAAAACATAACGGCTCGGAAGACCATGTGCTGTTTAGCAAAGAGGTGCGTTCGCTGCTTTTTAAAGAATATGGTCTGGAGTATGAGAAAGCTGCTGGCAAGCAGGTTCCGTTGAGTGTGCGTCGCGCCAATAGCGAGGCTCAAATTGCATTCCTTCGCGGCTACTTTGAGCTGGAATGCCACGTCAATGATGGTCGCTGCATTGAGGTTGTGAGCGCGAGTGGGCTGCTGCTACAGCAAATTCGCCTCATGCTCCTGAATCTGGGGATTACGTCAACTATCTCTGAAAAACACGTCGCAGGTTATAAAAACATATATTACCGGCTGTCATTCAGTGGCTCTAACTACGACCTTTTCCTGTCAACGATTGGGTTCGAGTCTCCGGCTCGTTTAGCAGTGGCAACCAAACGGGACATTAGTTTTGACCGCACTTATTTAGGCTACGTTCCGCACATCAGCGGCTTAGTGAAATCACTCTACGAGTCACTCACCAAGACCTCTCGTAAAGACTACGTTCTGGTAGATCACGTTATTGGCCGTGGCGATCGTGTCGGAATAGACAAACTGCGAGAAATCTATGTCTCCTTCATTGGCAGAAAGAATCGTTTTAACGAGCATCTGTTTGCACAACTGGCAGCGGTAATTGACTCTAACTTGTTCTACGACGAAGTCGTGGCTATTGAGGAAGGTGAAGCACCAACGTTCGACGTAGCGATGCCGGAAACACACTCTTTCTGGTCTAACGGGATTATCAGCCACAACACATTCCTCGCGACGGCTGCAATGGTGTCAGCACAGAAACAGGATGGTCTGGCCGTATTCCTTGACCACGAAAACAGTTTCGACGTTGGTCTGGCGGTAGCGAACGGACTGAACGCCGACGAAGACGACGGTCAGTGGGTCTACAAACAGCCGGATACCTTCGAAGACTCCGTCGAGCTGATCGGCACAATCCTCAAACTGGTGCGCGACGAAGAGCTTATCCCGGAAACAGCCCCTATCTGCATCGTTGCCGACTCTCTGGCGTCGATGGTTCCGAACTCGAAGGCTGAGAAGTTCGACAAGATGGCAGAAGGCACTGCGAAGGACAAAGATCAGCTGAACATGAACGACAACACGGCGCTGGCGCGCGCGACGAGTGCGAACTTCCCTACTCTGGCGCTTTGGGCGCGTAAGTACAACGCGTGCATCATCTTCTTGAACCAGGTACGTACCAAAATTGGCGTGATGTTTGGCGATCCGACGACGTCTCCGGGTGGCGATTCTCCGAAGTTCTACGCGTCGGTGCGCATCCGTCTGGGCGCATCCGTTATGAAGGATGGCAAAGAGAAGATCGGACAGGACGTTGGCGCCGAGTGCATTAAAAACAAAGTCGCGCCTCCGTTTGGCAAATGCTCATGGAAATTCTACTTCGACCCGACTCGCGGGCTGGATGTCATCGAATCGCTGGAAGGATACCTGCCCAAGAACGCCAGCGGGCGTGTAGAAATTGGCGATAAGAAATACACCAAATCGCAGATCGTCGAGATGTACCGCGAGAAGCCACTCCCGGAAATCATCGCAGCACTCCAGGCGATAGACGAACGGCGAGCGAAAGAGTCGTCCCCAGCAGAGACAGAAGAAGCGTAATCACAAGGCGTCCGTTGGACGCCTTTTTTATACTTGAAAATATATAAGTACTTACTTATCATTTCTACACCAAAACGACAAAAGGAAACACATGATCAAGGGTTATCTCATGGCTGTTTCAGCGGTGATATCAGTCTGCTTTATCTACGGTTTACTGGTTCCATCGCTTATCTCAGCTAAAAGCGATCTGGCCTTATTTATCGGACTTGCCATCGCTGTAGTCTTCCCGGTTGCCTTGTTAAAAGCTGGCCGCAGGTATATCAACTCACTCAACAAAACTAAGGAGAAGTAAGTAATGAAGAAAGGTTTACTGGCGGTGGCTTTGGCTGCTATTTGCACAATGGGTCTGACCGGCTGCGATCGCGTGGAACCGGGATACGTTGGCATTAAGGTAAACAAATTGGGTGAAGACAAAGGTATCGGTGAAGTTGTCGGCGTTGGCCGTCAGTGGACTGGTCTGAATACCGAGCTGTACACCTTCCCCACTTTCAAACAGATGAAAACCTACGATGAGCCGTTCACATTCCAGATGAGCGACGGTACAGCCATCGGCCACAAAATTGGTGTGGCATATCTGGTTAATCGCGACAAAGTAACTACCGTATTCCAGACCTATCGCAAAGGTGTTGATGACATTACCGACACTGATCTGCGCCAGAAGATTGCGGACTCACTGAACCGTCTGGCCAGCCGCATGACTACCGACACGTTCATCGACGGTGGCAAGGCGTCTCTGCTCGACAATGCGCTGAAAGACATTCAGGCAGAAATGTCACCGGTAGGTATTGAGGTTATTAGCCTGTCATGGGTGGGCAAACCAGACTATCCGGACACTGTCATCGAATCTATCAATGCCAAAGTGACCGCGAACCAGAAAACGCTCCAGCGCCAGCAGGAAGTTGAGCAGCGCAAGGCAGAAGCGAACATGCTGCGTGAACAAGCCGAAGGTGAAGCCGACGCTATCCGCAAGCGTGCTCAAGCAGAAGCTGATGCCATCAAGTTGCGCGGTGAAGCATTACGTCAGAACCCGAACGTCATGGAGCTGGAAGCCATCAACAAATGGAATGGTCAGTTGCCTCAGTACATGACTGAAGGGGCTAATACTCCGTTTATCGCGTTGAAGTAACAGCCTTTTCAAAGATACGGCGTCCACTTGGACGCCTTTTTTATTTCCGTATTATCACCAACAAGAAAACAAATTGGTTACTAATACGGAATTACCATCCGTAGAAGTACAAAGTGACAACGCCACATAGTTGTTCGGCAACGGATGAGAAGGAGATCGGGAATGAAAAATTACAGCGAGATGACGGATTTTGAGATCAACTGCCTGGTCGCGGAAGCAACCGGCCATCGACCGCTTATCTCACAATATGGCTGGAAAGGCTCACAGGAAGGCGATTACACAGCAGTGGTCGCCATCGGCCCGAACGGAGCCGGAACC